CCTACCATCATATGCTAATATATTTAATATACCCTGACGTTGTTTATCTTGTATTTTTTTAATTTCTTTTTGTTCTTTATGTTCTTGTATAGCTTTTATTGGCCCTTTGAATGGTTCTAAAGGTTTACCTTGACTAACAGCAAGTCCATCCTGTAAACCTCTTCTATAAGACAATATAGGAACTAAAAAAAGGCATAACCATGAGATTATACCTAGAATAGCATATTCCATTGTTTCACCCTTTCTTACTTACAACCATAGTTAATATAACTTCTATTAATTTTAGATCCTGTAAATATATTAGACTTTGGACGTTCAAAGTCCCAATTATAATGTTGTTGTTGTGGTTTATCTTTATTCCTTACATACATAAACCGCTTTAATGCTTGTGACATTTGATCTACAAGATCATCTCTAACACCATTTGGGAATGTTGCACATTGTTCAATAAATTCATTTACCCAAGGACAAATTTGAGGATGTGGAATATATACATTACCTGCTTCAATCAGTGGTGAAACTGCACTAGCTCTAGCAACTTTTGAACCTTCTGGTAATACTGCAATTATACCTCCTACTTTATTTCTTAACATTGATATAACTGCTGGCCCATTTGCGGAGTCTTCCACTAATTTAGTTAAAACATTAGGCCATTTTTTAGTTAGTGTTAAGAATGCTTGAATAGTAGCAACAAAATCCATTCGATCATATATTCTATCAAGAAAATAGATATTAGCTCCTCTATTACCCCATATTCCTCCTGCGACAAAATCTGTGCCATTCGAGTCTTTAAACGTCATATCCCATGATTGTAATTGTCTATCAAATGTACTTGGTAATTCTATAGCATAAATATTTTCAAATTCTCCATTAGGTAACTTAACTGTTACTGGAGGTAAATCTACACCTTTTGGTTTCCAATACTTCCACCAATGCCTTTTGAGCATATTACCTTCTTGTGCCGAAGGGTGTCCTTGAAACAATGCTATCCATGCCCTAAGTCCTCCACCTTCTATCTTAGGATCATTTACATATGAATCTTTGAATGAATCCTTCCATACTCTATCCTTTCCTATTTCAGGAAATAAAGCATCCCCTGGAGTTCTACCTATAAGATCATTTTCTTCTGCCTCACAAGGAAGGTTAATAACATAAACACCTTTTTCATTTGTAATTATCATTCCTGCCAAATCAGCTTCATGCCATCTAGTCTGGATAAGAATAACAAGTCCATCAGAACTTAAACGAGTCTTAATAGAACTTATCCATTCTTCCCACAACCTTGATCTATAGGTTTCACTATCTGCTTCCTGCCGGTTTTTTATAGGATCATCCACTATAATTAAATCTGCTGGTTGTCCTGTAATACCTGCCATAATACCACGACTGATCATGCTTCCTGTATGTCCATTTATTTCAAATTCATTATCACTTTTTCTAGTTTTATTTAATTCAATATCAAAAAGTTTCTTACCAAATTCTTCTATTTTTTTCTTATTAGCACGTCCAAATTTACGGGCAAGTTCATCGCCATAAGAAACTTCAATGACACGTTTATCAGGATACTTACCTAAGAAATAACTAGGTAATGTTTCTGTAACACTTTGACTTTTTCCATGTTGTGGAGGCATTTGGATGACTAAAATTTTAACTTTGTAACCTTGATCATTATACAAAGTACCATTAATAAATTTTTCAACAATACCACAAACATAAACTAAATGTTTAGCAGGTATCCATTTATCTTTATGGACATATATACAATATTTCAAATAGTTATTTTTTACCTGACATATTTCCTGTTGATCAAGGAGTTTTAAGAAGTCTAATTTTTCTTCTTTAGACAGGTTGTTATAGTTATGTTTTGATATATTATCACCACCAAAATAAAAAGAACAGGAGCTTATTCCTGTCCTTAAAGTAAATATATAATCAAATTTTTCTTGATCTAATTTTGTTTCTTAATTCTATAGGGTTAACATGAGTATAGATCATAGTAGTATTTAAATGAGCATGACCTAAAACTTGTTGTACTTCACGAATATTAAAATTATCTTCTAACAAATCTGTGGCATAAGTATGTCTTAAAGCATGAGGATTGACTAATTCAATCCCTGCTCTTTTACTATAACGTTCAAGCATAGCATTAACATAACGTCTATTAATTTGTTTACCTTCTAAAGTACAGAAGAAATATTTTGTATTTTTAGGTTTAATTTTCTTCCATGCTTCTAAAGTATCCATTACCCAAGGTTCAAGAGGTATTAAGCGTTCTTTATCACCTTTACCAATAACCCTGATTTGCCCATTTTTAAAATCTATTTGGTTACATAACAGTCCTTTTTCTCCAACAACCTCAGACACCCTTAAACCTGCCCTATACATTATAACTATCATACAATAGTTCCTTAAACCTGTAGGAGCTTTTCTATTCGGTTCTTTAAGCAATTTCCTTACATCTTCATGAGAAATAATTTTTGGTAGTCTCCTAACCATTTTATACGCCTCCAATACCCAATTTGTATATTATGTGTACTATATAGATAGCTTAACACATCATTGGGCAGGAAGCAACATTTTGTGTACTATAATTTAATTTTATATTTTAGAATAGACAATGAAATTTTTATTTTATGGTAGTTTTTATTCTTCTTTATCTTCCAATTTTTTCAATTTCTTTTCAATTAATTCATTAATTTCTTCCTCAGATAGATCCTTATCTGTTTTAACAGTAATATCTTGTTTAATTCCAGGCAAATATCCACCACCCATTTCTAATAGAATTTTTCTATCTTGGTGGTTTTTCGGTAATTGAGCAAACTTGTAAGTAAGATTTACAATATCACCCATTTTACTTTTAACTAAATCCATTGCTAATTTATTTATATATTCAAAAAATCCAGGTTTTTTAATAGCTCTATAATAAACATCTCTAGATACTCCCGCTGCCGTACATTTATCAGAAATATTAACACCCATATAATCAGGATTACATAAGACTTCAATCAATTTTTCTTCTGATGCCGTTGGTTTATATATGTTTGACTGTGTATCATTATTTTCCAATATTATTTCACCTCCAATATTCATTTATCCATATATACAAATAATACGATAATCCAATCAAAAAAATATATTAAATTTAATATTATAGATTAGATGGTTCCACTAGTGGACTTATCTATTTAATTAACTATTTGTTTACTACGCAACATATTTTTTATATTCTTTTATCATCTTAAAATTTTCCAGTGGATATATTCTTATTCCATTCCTTGTATCAAAATATCTACCCTCATTTAATATATCTAACCATTGCCAATATAAATTATCATCAGTTAAATCGAATACTAAAAAAAAGACACCTAATTCTAGTGTCTTTGTAAAATTTCAATCTACTATTAACTTGATATATATTTAATCCATGCCCATCAAAAGGAGGTGATTTAAACCTCTCTTTTCTTTTAACTTCTACAACATACCATTTATCATTCTTTTCCATTAACCAATCAGCT